GCCATTAAGTCTGCCTTGACCGAGGATGAGTGGCGGGGGTTCCTGAAGGGGACAGCGATTGCCTATCTGTGGCGGCTTGGCCATAAGGACGCCGTAGAGCAAGACGCCCGTAAAACCCTCTGGTACGTCTCATGGCTTGCAGGAAAAGATCCGAGGGGGTAAGATCCCCCCCGTGCTATCTCTATTCTCCTAGAGACTTGGCCCCGGTGTTGTAGCTCTTGCTCCGCCGGGGCATTTTTTTCACTTCCCCCTGATCTTGTAGACGCGGCGATCCCGACCCGGACCATCCTTCTTGATGACATCCTCTACGATGTCGCCCGACTCTAAGAGCGTCTGTAGGATTTCGTTTCGATCCCGAGCCTTCATGCCTTGGAGCGACTTAGCGAGCTGGGTGCTACTGGCTCCGAGTTCCCCTTGCTTGCGGATAAAGTTCAGGACGCGCTTGTGCGAGGCTTCGATTTCGTTCTCAGCCACTTCCCGAACCAGCAAGTCAGCGGTGTAGTTGAACGACCAACGAGCCAAATCATTCGCCATCTTAAAGACTTCAAACGTCACCGTAGGCGAGATGGGATCACGCGCAATGGCTTCGATCATGGCGAGCTTGACCGTAATTTCACCGTAGCGCACCCAGAGAGCATCGTCGCCACGGGACTGCTTGACCTGCCATTCTCGGACGAGCTTGTACTCTTCAAACGCGGCTTCTTCCCAGTGCACGATCATGGGCACGACCGGAGAGTTGGGGAGCGATGGCATGTTGGTGAGATTGCCAACACCCGCAGGCACGACGTTGTAAGAGTCCATCATGTCTTTCACGATGTCTTCAGGCGGCGGTGTCATCTGCGGAATCTGCGTGTCTGGATAATCCTCAAACGGTGGAACCATCAAGATACGGCTCAGCGTACCGTTATCCACCATGTCGAAGTTCAACGCGGGGATCAGGGTTCTCGGAGTCGTAGTGCCGAAGAAGTTGAAGTTAGGCTGGTTGATGTCGAGGCGAACGCGGTTGGTCGAGTCTGCGTACTCTTGGCCGTGATACATGCCGCTGCTGCTGGAGTACACCTCAAGCAATGTCTTGATGATGTCTCGCTGGTGACTCGCTGCGTTCTTGGCAGTCAGGCTTTGAAGATATAAGCCCATTTCATCTAAGTGCGAGATGCGCGACTGAAACTCAAACAGCGTTCGCAAGATGGCCACGCCGGAGCTGAAGCGATCACCGCAGATCAACTGGTGCAATCCTGCCGCAGCCATAAGCTCCTTCACGCGCTGGCGACTGTGATCCTTACCCGCACCGGGCTTAGCCACGGCAATAGCAAACAGGTTGCAGCGTGTATTGAGATGCGCCATGGCGTACCGTCGCCCGAACATAGCCCCGAACATGCAGAGCGTATTCATCAGCGCGAAAGTCGGCTGGGGTTGCTGCGACGTTGAATTGATCCAGCGAACGACTCGCCCTACCAATGACGGGCTAGTGAACCAGTCATTCGGGAAATTTTCCTTGGTGCTCTTCGGTAGTCGCTTAGGTTCTTTGAGTCCAGTCAGATCAATCTTAACGGGCTTGATGGGATTCAAATCCAAGTGCGGCGGTGGGAGCCAGCCATTCTTCTGTGCGTGATAGTACAGAGTACCTGCACCAATCTTGGAAGGCGGCGATTTGCTGTAATGCTCCCAACGCTGAGTTGTTTCGCTGCTGTTGTACTTGCCAGATGCGCGTGACCACTGGTCGAAGATATGTAGACCCTTGGCTTCCGTAGCGCAATAAATCGCCATGCCGATACGGTTCCAGTCATCCCACGAAAGGTCGGGATTCGGAATGAACTTGAGCGCATCCTCAACGGCAGCGAGTGTACCCACCAGACCGTCATACGAAGTCTTAGCGTCTTTGTCGGGGATAACCGTAGTGACGAGCCGAGTACGTCGCATTGACGGCGGGAGCGCCTTGTAAGCCTCTTCCGCAGCCTCCATGACCTGTTCACGGGTTACAATCGGCAACGACTCTACGGGCATCTGGTGAGGCGATTCCAGCGGCCAACTGTAGGGCTTGCCGGTTTCGGGATGCGTAGCGTATGCAACGAATTGCTGACCTTGACCCAGCACCTCAATCGGGTGCAGAGAAATTTTGGTAAAAGGCTCCAATGTCCGGTAAAGGTAAAGTGCCTTGGGTGACTTGCCGATTCGTATCAGATCGGTTCGACCGAGCTTCTTTTGGAAAATCTCCCCGATGGCAACGGCAATCGACTCATCCAGAATGTCGATATCAATCGCGACCACTTCACCGGTCAGAATGCCGATGCCGCAACCGGGCCACTTAGACCACAAATCGACATGGACTTGCTGGGCATTCATCTCAGTCCAGCGTGAAAGCTCACCCCACTTTTCGCCATCCCAACGACCGGGGCGCTTTGTACCCGGCATAATTGGAATGATGCGATAGCCGCCATCGACGAGCTTCTCGCCGTATTTTTCTACGTAATTGTCAGACATTTTCTACTTGAACCTCTACCCGCTCCTCGCCGTAATGCTTTGAGGCAACGAGCTGTGCTACCACTGCGTCATCAGCAAAGACAACGCCATTTAGCCCATCCAGAATCGCCTTGACGACGTTATCAATGTCAGGACGAGAGATGTGCCACCCCGTTTTTTTCTTGTGTGCAAAGTACGCTGTAATAGTGACTTTGACTGGCCCTTCTAGCATGGCCTTACCGATCATCGCAACCTGAGCCAAAGACTTTACGTTTTGTTCGTAAATCTGCGTTTCTCTCGGCGTAAACGTCACGACTTTATTTCCGCGACGGCTAAATCGGGGACGAGCCTTGCCCACAGGCTTCCCATGAATCACTAAGTCAATCATTTCAACCCCGCTACCTTATATATACGTTCAACAATGTTTGACGGCGTATCTGTTTGGCCGCTCACAAAACGAGCCAAAGTATTGCGATGAATGCGTATCTTTTTCGCCGCAGCAGATAGCGTAAGCCCCTGTTTCCGAAGGCTTAAATAGATGCGTTCTCCCTCGGTTAAACGGCCTTCTATCGCTATACCCACTTGACCCTTGGTCTTGCGCTCAATAACCTTCAACCACTTAGGCGATGGCGCTCTGGAACCACTGGCCCACCGGGTCACGGCAGCGCGAGTACAGCCGCACATAAGCGCAAACTCTTCGTGTGTCAAGTTGTTCTCTTCCAGCCACTCTGCAAGAGATAAAATTTGTGTTTCCATGGTGACATCATGCCAGCACTTGCAAACCGTCACAAGGGGGTGTAGAGTCCATTTCGTCGGGTAACCGACTGAACACTGAAACCTGAACTTTGAACACTGAACGAGGAACCCTGAATATGCGAAATGAGTTTGAAATAGCAGATGATCTTTTCAAGGCTAAGCAAGCTGAACGCGAAGCCGAAGAAAGACGGATAGCACTAGAAGAGGAACTCGTAGCCGTACTAGGCAAACGAGAGGAAGGCAGCAAAACCCATGCTGTTGGCAGCTACAAAGTCACGATCACCGGTCGTATCAATCGCAAGATTGACTGGGAGTTGTTTGACCAAGTGTCGAGCAAGATTCCAGAGACGTTGTGGCCAGTAAAGCGAACCTTGGATGTAACCGGGGTCAAGTACCTCGCGAACAACGAGCCGCAACTCTACAAAGTGTTGTCACCCGCTTTAACTGTTGAACCCGCTAAAACTACTGTATCTATCGTAATGGGAGCTTGAGATGGCCATATCACTTAAAAGTTTGAGAAAGACCGGCGTAGCACGACCGCCCCGAATTGTTCTGTACGGAACTCACGGTATCGGTAAGTCCACTTTCGCCGCCCAAGCACCGAATCCTGTCTTCATTCAAACCGAGGAAGGATTGGATGCAATAAACGTCACGGCCTTCCCGCTGTGCCAATCGTATGAAGAGATCATAGATGCGATTGGATCACTGGCTCAGGAAGATCACGACTTCGGAACCGTTGTGATTGACTCGGCTGACTGGGCTGAGCAACTGGTTCACAAGCGTGTTGCCAAGGACAACAACGTGGCTACCATCGACGCCATCGGCTACGGTCGCGGCTACAAGGCGGCAACGGATTACTGGAAGCAGATTCTGGAAGGGCTGGATCACCTCCGCTCCGATAAGAATATGCAAGTCATCCTGCTGGCACATACGCAAGTAAAGCGTTTTGATGACCCGTTGGCTGATCCGTATGACCGTTATCAGTTGGACCTACATCACGGCAGCGCAAGCCTGATCAGCGAATGGTGCGACATCCTGATGTTTGCGAACCAGCAGTACAGCACTGTGAAAAGTGATGTGGGTTTCAACCAGAAGGTCACTCGCGCTGTCGGTAGCGGTAATCGTGTGCTGTACACCCAAGAGCGTCCGGGTTGGCAGGCTAAGTCCCGCTGGCCGTTGCCGGATCAACTTCCCCTTGAATACGCCAAGTTTGCAGATGCGCTTGGCACTTCTATGAACAACGTGATTGGAGAGTAATAACATGGCAATGCTTAATTTGAATCCTGCTGATTTTGAGCACCT